TCATGAATTATCACTAAGTATTAATTGCAATTTCGATTGGGGCTTTCCTTTGGTTTTGGGTTCCTCTTTCCGCTTAGGAACATCAGGTTTTTTTAAACTTTGGAACGTTTTTGGATTAATACAAAGAATATTTGAATAGGTTGCAAGGTCTTTTCTTAATGTTTCCATAGCTGAATAAATTGGAGTCTTACGATCATTTGTAGCACCAGCTTTATTTGTGTACTCTTCCGTAATCTGATATCCGGATTCCTCAAACGCCATCTCAAAAGCCTGGTACTGTGCTAACATCCCAGCGTAGATATCAATTGTATGATCATATTCCTCTTTATAAACTCCTAAATGCTGCATGTGTTTTATGGTCTGATTCTTCAATTGTTTCTTTGTTGGTGCCTTTGCCAAGATGCCACACCCCCTTTCTGTTTTGAAAAAGTCGCTCTATTGGAAAGACTTCCTCTCCTCGGTCTCCATAGCATAAAAAAATTAGGGTTCAAGTGGGGGGGATACTTTTGTATCAAAGATTTTCATCTTATCCACCCAATAGAGTCCTAATGTTGTTAATTCATTATTTATTCGATTGTGCATTTTGTCGTGGCATTTAGAGCATAGGCTTAGTAAGTTCCAATTGGTTAGTCGAAGCTCTGGCCTGTTACGAAATGGAATGATATGGTGAACGGTTGTAGCTTCAGTATGTTTGCCATATCGTTTACATTCTCGGCAGGAGTATTCATCACGTTTGAGTATTCGTGTTCGTTTGTTCTTCCATGGTCTGGATGTATAGAAGTTAGCCATCGCAATCACCATTCACTTCATTTATAACAAGAGCATTAGCAATCCCTAACATACCAAAAACTTCAACAGCATCTTCACTTGACCAACTGACAGAAACCTTGTTATCACTGTTCTTACTAATAACCACTACTTCCTCAACACGTTCATTGACTAATTCGTTTAATGTAACCCTAAATATCTCTTTAGGCGTAAGCTCTCCTTGTTTCTTTGCCTTTAATTCCTTTATTTCATTAGAGGAACCGATAAGTTCAGTTATCTCTACTTTAACTTTAATATCGTTGGGTATAATCACATCTCACCCTTCTTTCCTAAAGGTAAAAGGCATCCTCGAAAGGATGCCTTCATGCTAAAACCCTAATTTTTTTAGTAAATATAATTTTCCGGCTGCAGTTTTCATTTCTTCCCAACTAGAAAATTTAGTTGTTTCGTTTATATACTGATTTAATAAGTTTTCATCAAGATTTTCAAATTGTTCCTGAGTGTCTATTTCAAATGGACTCATATCGAAAAACTCTTGAATATCTTTGGAGTTTGTGTTTTCCCTCATGAATTTGTCATTAAACAATTCATTGAAACTGACATCTCCACTGGCATTTTCTGCTTTCTTCTGCAAATTTTTAAGTTGTTTGCCGAACTCATCAAAACCACTAACTTTTACACCCATTGATTATTCACCTCCCTTTCCCTTAATTATCAGAGAAAGGAAATAAGTGGACAATCTTTATAATTCGTCAAATAACGACATTACGCATTAATTATCTTGAGATGGATAATAATATAACTAACTTTCGAAGGTGGTGCATGATTATGTGGAATTTAATAACAATAATATTAGATAATATCAATACAGTTTTGTCGATTACCTGTTCAGTTATAACAATACGTTTTGCTGTAAGAACTTATAAAAAAAAACCTGTATTAAAAATAAATTAATTAAACGGCTTATCTCCTTCTCATAGCTCCACCACGACCACGGCTATATCTATCCCTGTCCATGCCCATGATGTTAATCCAGTTTACTTTTTCTTCTTTCGGTTGCTTTTTCTTTTTCTTCTTATTTCTCATCTTTCCAAGCTGCTTTACCTGTTCTGTCGTAAGATGATCTTTGAGTTTCATAACATCACCTTCTTATTAGACTGCCAGACTGCCATAATTGGCTTATTTCGAGTTTTATTTACGTATCCGACTAAATAGTCATGAACATAGAAAAACGCCCCTAGAAGGTCTAGGAACGTTTCATTTTAATAATCAATATGTGAGTAAGGATTTGCACCTTACATAACGTATCACGACCACAGTAAACACGGGCTATCTACCGCGCATACGTCTTTTACTGCTGAAGAATTCGTCTACCTATTCCGACACCACATATTGTTCTTTTGTATATTTTCTTGATGATATAAATATAACATGGGTAAAACCTAATATCACGACTTCTTTTCGAGTATTTTTAGGAAAGTTTTCGGAATTATTTCGTACAAATTTCCCCGTTTATAATTTAATTACTTCATCTGGTCTTGCAGTTAGTGTATAAGGCAGTTCACCTGTTTCTGATAATCCGAAATACCCTAATCGAGATACCATAACAACTGTATAATCCTTTCCCTCATACGAGACCTTTTCACCTTTTAAGATTCCGTTATAACCGACAGTTCTCCCTAGATTCAATTGCTTATCAATTTGAGTCATACCGATTGTTTCAACGCCATCTTTATTTTCACTTGCTTCAAACCATTGTACATTTTCCAATTCTTATTCCTCCTCACTACTAAGCACTGCAATATTCAAATTCAAAGCTAACTTATAGAATGCTTTCCAACGAATCTTTGCGTATGTCTTCTCACTAATAGGTGGCTGGAATTTATGGCTATACACATTGTAATCTGTTAAGTATTCGGACTCGCTGGACAAATACCTTTCTTGGATGAGGAACTTCTCCATTTTAGGCAACCTATCCACAGCCTTTTCAGTACGGAAAATTAAGTTCTCTCTATATTTATGCTGATCAACATTGTATATTGCTATCTTTGAAGTTTGGTCACTTGTTACATTAGTTGGGCCATGATATCTAATATCCATACCAGCTGTTATCGAGGCTTCACGTTCTTCAAATATTAAATATTTAAACAGTCGATATTGCTCCAAATGTTGTTCCACTCTAATCTGTGTAGCTTTTCTATCTATCTCAGGAAGCACAAAGGACATTTGTTTCAAGACGACTCCCCCCATTTATGATATGATTGACTTACTCGAATTCATTGAAGCTGGGAGAAATCCTGGCTTTTCTTTATTTTAAAAGTAAAAAGTATAATTGGTATCACCAGTTGGTTCTTCTCTATAATCAATATCTTCATCATCAGCCATCTTAATCATTTCACTTCTTTTCGATATTTTGATATCTCCTGACTCAATTTTCTTCATCAAATCAAGAAATTTATTAAGCCTAAGCCTTACAGTATCATCACCTTCGTATCGGTCTTTCTCCAAATTAACATACAAAGAAATTTCATTTCTTTCACTCGAATAGCTTCTAACACATTCGCTGTATGTGATATTAAAGTTTGATAAATATTTCTCTCCATTTTTTCCTTTTTTGTGATATTCATGATGAAAATATTTATAACCATTCGCTTCAATAATTGCTTTTATTTCTTCATAAGTTTTATTTATATCTTCTGGCAACTTTACAAATTCGCTTTCAAGATAATAGCTATGTTGTTCAATTACTTCAACTTTATTTTCCTGTTTATATGAATATCCGAAAGAATGAGGATCGATTTCTGATTTTCCGCATTTGCACTTTGTATATTTACCAGAAGTTGCTTCAAAGATATCTTCACATTGCATACATTTATATTTACCTACCGTTACTGACATTTACTTCACCCTTTCTCATTCATAAGAACCTATCCCATAGTAGCCTTCGAACTCTTTCAGCCCTTGGTTCTCTTTATCCAAATCACGTTTCCACCTTTCGACTTCTTCTTTACTGCACTGGCCGTAATCAGGATCCCACTTACTTGGCTTTATTCCTTTGTGCCATTTTCCGTATGTTTGACTCATTTATCCAAGTGTCCCCTTTCGTAATCAATCCAATGAACTTCACAGAATACTAAGCTTCCATTCTCAGTTTCTACAAAAAAATCTTCACCTTTGTTTATATTTAAAGCTTTTTTGCATACATCACAGTGTTCAATATCCATTATCTTGTCTTTCATGATTCACTTTGTTCTTTTCAAAGTAAGCTTGTTCAATTTGCTCCCATGTAAATCCTAGTCGATAACCTAATCCTAAGTAAGCTTTGGTAATATGCAACATCATTATCACTCTGTTTTCTACATCTACAGTGTTCATTAATGAAGATGCGTGATGATATAAATAACCAAAATGATATTCCATAGTTCCAATTACTTTTTTTCTGTCTTCAATGTGCCTTTCTAGTTTGTCAGCATCTAATTCCAACTCAATGCATAATTCCAAAACAAAATGCAATCCATCAACATATTCTTCAAGTAGTGGATTTTTATTTTTAGCTATACCAGTTCCTTTACACTCAATACATGTTTCGATTTCTCCGGTGTGATATTCTCCACTAAAATATCCCTCACCTCTGCCTGAGCAATTTCTGCAGTGATCAGTAACCCTCGGATTTTGATTCTTACTCCAAAACTTAAACCCTCTCCATTCATTCGCGCATTCTCCAACTTCAACTAACAAAGCAAGGATTAACTTTTCCAAACGATCTGGACCTTCATATCCGATTCTGTCCCTAAGTACTTTTTGTGTTTCAAATAATTTAGATAGGTTCATTTTATTACCCTCCATCCTTTTCTCATCCGACTCTGTAGCTCATATTTCTTCAACGGTTCATATAAGAAAACGGCTCTCCCCTCCTCCAATCGGAAAAGGAGAGTCCATTTCGGCTGACGTTTAGCCATTATTTGCTTCATCTGAGACAGAAACATTACCTTGGCCATCCACAGAATAAGGAATGCCTTCATGGTCTTCTATACTCATTTGCCCTTCTGGAGCATCGTCCTTTTGTGGTTTGCTCTCCATGACTTCTTTAGGAGTTTGAAAAGCGTATGTTAAATCGATTAGGAAGTACTGACCGAACTTGTTGTACTTCTCAGTGATTTTATGCATTTGAAGATTATCGTTTTCCTTAGCAGTTGTTACGATTTCATCTGCTTCTTCACGAGTATCTGCATAATGTTGTTCCTTTTGATTCAGTTGTACTTTTGCCATGGTATTAGCTCCTTTATTAATAAGATTTTTTTATAATCACAAAGCTTTAGTTAACCCCTCATAGGCTTGTTTAATTGTTTTATTTTCTTCTTCGAGCTTCCGTACTTTATCATGTAGCTCCAAGTTTTCTAATCCTACTTCTATATATCTTTTGAAACGACTGTTTCTCTTTGTCTCTCTAAGTGTTTTATCCTGCTGCACAATAAAATCATGTAATTTTCTTAGAAACATTTCTGATTCATTAGTTGGCCCATTGTCTATAAGATCACGCAGTTGCTGCTTAATTTCATAAAACTCCTTCATGCTTTTTCACTTCCTTCAATATGGTTTCAAGCTCCTCAATGGACAGCTCATATAACTGCCTTCCATCTGAAGTTTTAAAGTAGTTCAACTGGATTAACTCGCTTTTAAGTTCATCCTTTTTTTGCTCGATTGTCATGTTTGTCCACCTTTAGGCATAAATTAAAATATGCCTGTCTTAAGATAATGTTTGGCTTGATAATAAAAATGATGGTAAATCCAATTTCCGCTGAATTTCTGGTCCAGATAAACAATTTCGAAATTGTATTTTGCTTTAAATGTGTTCAATCTTCCTAACAATGCTTTAGGGTTATACTTTGAGCGGTACTCACCCTTAAGCATTTTTTCATATCCGTGTATGTCTTCCACAATTAGAGTGAATGGTATTTCTTTTGACCGGATTAACTCATTTTCAAAAGCGGTTTGTGTGTCCTTTTGTAAGTTACCTGTGATTTCATCCATATGAGCTTTCCGTTCAACTCGACTGTTCAAAAATATATCTCGTGAAATGCCTAATTCCTCGTTTTTAGGAATCATACAGCCATAATCACCAGTATCCAGTTTTTGAATTTTAATTGGAATTTCCTTCTGGCGAAGGTACTCCAAGATATGACCATTTACATTCTCACGAGTATCAATAACAATCGTGAGTGTTTTGAGTATTTTATTTAATTCTGTATCTGTGTAATGATAGGAGATCATTGAGCATCACCTTCTAAAGAATCCATTCTCCACTTATCAAGTTTTTCATCTCGTTTGAAAATTACATTCCTTCCGCAATTCACACAACCAACTGTCAAACCTTCATAAACAGAACCAATATATCGTTTGATTTCTTTATTGAAGTTTTCAGTTAATCCATGAGATTGCCATGTTATATCTTCGAAACAACTGAAACATAAACTATTTTGTTGACTCATTCGCAATTCCTTTCTTGGCATATGTAACAGCACGGATGTATAGTTCTTTTGCCAATTTATTTGATTCACTGTTTTCAAACTGCCGATAATCGTCATATCTGTTTTTCCATCCGTTGTTAGCAAGTACGATCATCCAGTCATTGAACATGTCCAGTGATTCTAATTCTGTACATAGCCAGTCATTTAATTTCTGATTATGCTGCCATCCACAAATCTGATGAACCATTTTCATAAGTGTGACTTTCTCGTTACTTTCCTTTGTCCAGGACTTAAACCAATCATCAATTTGTTGAAAGTTCTGTTCAGCTGCTTGCATTACTTCTGCTGGAATTAAGTCTTGTTGTTTTATCGCAATACGGTTATCCGTATTATCTAAATAAATGTTGGCTCCTGATTTCCAAATTTGACTGAGGATCATTAGTACTTGCATGGCAACAACCTAATACAATGCCTACCGCTCATTTGGCTATAATTAATCGTTTTATATCCTCGTATCCCAACATCGTATTTTCCTAAATCATGACTAAACTTTATTTTTGATGATGGTTCGATATGGTAAAACTTACAAAACCGCAAATACCTTTTACGTAAGTCTGAAAATCTCACAAAATTATTGATATCCTTTTCTATATTTTCTTCAATAAATTTTCTGAACATTGGTTATCTCCTTTCAGTTATCGAGAATTTCAAAATTACGCTATAAAGTAACGAAATCACCCCAAAATAACTCATAGTTATTTAAAATAACTCATCAAAAACCTTGTTGTACCAATGGTTTGAATCTATTTTTAATCTCTAAAGTTAAAATAGTTATCATGTTTTTTCCTTGTAGCGCATATAATAGACTCTTATATATATTTATTTTTTATTTTTAAAATTTATAAAAAAACCAATAATCTTACTAACTAACTACTAAAAAATCATTATCAATCCATTGGTACTATTGACTTTCCGGAAAATTATTAAAAGTTATTTAAACTAACTTTCGTTACTGAGTAAGCTTAAAAAAGGATGTTTCTTCATTTCCAACAACTTCTTTATTAACTGGAACACGTTCTCTTAAGGTTATTCCTGTTAAAAAAGTTTTATTTCCAGTTCCCTTCGTTTTTCCGTAACCTTTCGTTTCTAGCATTCTATAAAATGACCTATTTCCTAAAGTGCGTTCACCAGATTTATAACACCAGTTGTCATATACGTTGTATAATTCTTTTGCTTCAATCTTGATTGCTTCGTTTTTCGGTTCGTCAATGTAACAAGCCTCATTTAAGAAAGGTGCTAAAATATCCATATCTTCTTTGTACTGACCTGTTGCATCCACCACCACTTTTGGATCTTTGAGCCCTGATTGCTGCCACTTTAAGCAACCTTCGATTGCCCAATTGAGTATACCGGGCATTTCAAATGACAATTTTTCTTCGAGCTTTTTATCCCGTTCGTGAGGTTTTAAGCTCAAAGTAAAAGGGATAATCTTCACACGTCTCCAGATACCATCGTCTACACCACCGATTACTGGTTTGTGATTAGTTGTGAAAAACACTTTAAATTCAGGAAGGAACTCGAAATATTCCTGTCTAAGAAATCTTGCTGTAATTGGCTCGCCACCTGTAATAGTCTTAACAAGGGATTCTTGGAGTTTTTCTCCTTCTTCTGACTCCACAGCTGAAACAAAACGAGATCCTGCCAATCTAGCAATATCGTTATTCGCCCCATCGTTTTTTCTCTTAATAAAAGTTTCCGAGTTCGTCTGGGTTCCATAATCCCCTGCTATTTTTTTTATGGTGTTAACAAAAGTTGATTTACCATTAGACCCACCGCCAACAAGAAAGTACATACCTTGCTCTGAAATATCTCCAGTGAGTGAATATCCAATAAGCCGTTGCATGTATTCAATTAAATCTTTATCGCCTTTGAAAATTTGATTTAAAAACGTTAGCCAAACAGGACATTTTGCATTTTCATCAAACTCAACATTTGCTAATTTTGTTAAATTTAATTCACGATCATGCGTTTTTAATTTGCCTGTTTTCAAATCGATAGTGCCATTTTCGACGTTGAATAAATATTTGTGTTTATCGAAATCGTCACGACTACCTGGAACTAATGGCATTAAGTCTTTAATGCTGTTCATTCGTATATTCCTTCGCTCACACATTCTTGCCCATTTGGTTTCTGATTCATCCTCTGACTTGTATAGGCTACGCAATACCTTGGCTGTGATCCGTTCAATCTCTTTTTTGTTATCGATTTTCCACCGTTTACCGTCCCATATAAGCCACCCCATATCCGAAACGTATTTGATAACATGGCCGTATTCATAAGCAATCCGTTCTGCATTTCCTAATTCAGTTAATCTAAATTTCTTTTTCGGTTTTTCCTCAATACTTTCTTCTGTAGCACCAGCACTAAATTCAAAGGAGAATTCATTAAACTGCTCTTTGTTATCTAATATGGTTGTAGCAGTAGAAGAAATAGCAGTACCAATAGTTCTTTCACCGTATGTCTCGTTTGTTTCTCTAAAGTGGATAACATCCCACTTATCACGCATAAGACCAGTTTCTCTGAACATCGTATCCATTCGAGTTGAAGATTTCCCTGTCCAGAAAGCTAAGTGATTACATAGTGCTAAATCACTTGCGGAATGGTCACCATTTATTAGACTTCCGTTGTAAAGGCTTCGTATTTCATCACCATTTTTCGAACGGAATATCCTTTCCCAAAGTGTTTCATTGGATATCTTAATTTCGTCTTTCTCAAACTCTGCAAGGTTAACTCTTCCTTGAATATCCGAATCATCAAAGTACTTTTCAAACACCTCTGCAAGTTCATCTGTACGATCATATATCTCGTTAGAATTTTCTCTGTTACCAGTAAAAGTGAAGTATCGACCATATGAATAAATCTCTAATCCATGCTTTGTATTCTTTCTTCCAGTACCTAATACTGATTGTGGAAGGTTCCCTTTGATAATGATGTGAATACCTTTTTCCGATGGTGAAAATTCTGTATAACTATCTATAGTGTCAATAATTTCTGTTGCAAAAGTATTAGGCTTACCTTCCACAACACACTTATCAATATCTATTCCGATATAGTTGTCTTGACGACTAAAGACAAATCCTATTCCGTCATAGCTTCCTTCTAAGTAGAATTTCACTGCTGTTGCAAATGTACTCCAGGTACTCCGATTATTAGCTTGAGCCATTTCTCCATTTACTTGGCAAGGAACTTTTGTGTATCTTCCGTTTTTCTTTTCCGACTTCCATAAAATCCATTGTGGCAGGGCTTTTAGTTCGGCAGGGATATCGTTAAAATTGTATGGATTTTCTTTCATTGCGCCCTCCGATTAACGTTTTTTCTCTATTTTTTGGTATAAAAAAGAGAAGCTAGTACAATACCAACTTCTCTATTCAGTTTCTTAGAATGGTAGATCCTCATCACCGATTTGAATTGATGGACCTACTTGCGCTGGCGGATTTGCTGTTGATGGATTGTAATAGCTTGCTTTTGCATAGTTATTTCCATCGTTGCCTTTTTCATGTTTCACACCAATTTCTAAGTTCTTACCAATCAGTTGTTTCGCCATGTCATCGCAAGAAGTGAAAACATGGTTATTTGCGAATCCAGCAGCCTTACATAAAGATTTCACGATACCTTGAGCTGTTGGGTGTTCAAAAGTGAAATTGTTGTACAGTACCTTTGCACCTTGAGATTCTTGCGGAACATCTGAACGAATTTCAAAGTCAACAACTAACATGTCCTTTTTTGCTTGTGTTAATTTAGAAACTGCATTGATAATTACTGCTTCATATTTACCTGGCTTTGGTAATTGGAACCCTTTTACTTCTTCTACTTCTTCCATTTTGAAAAATGACATTATTTATTTCCCCCTGTATTTTGATTTGTGGATGGTGCTAATAATTCTTCTTGTACGCAGCCTTTACGCTGATCTAAATGGTTTTTCGCAAAGATACTCTGGTCACCTTCTAAGACAAAACCGCGTGTACCGTCTGCTTTTTTAACTAGTCTACCTACAACATGGACTATGCCCATAATGTGATTAACAATTTTATCCCGAATATCCGGAATGAATTGTGTATACTGCTGCCCATCATCATGTGTTATGTTTCTCGTAGTCTCCCAAGCTGTGAAAATAATATTTGCATCTAAAGTGTTGAATGTTTCCACTAACTTTAATAAATGGTTATCCAACAAAGCATAATCTTTCAGTTCAGGCATTCCACTCTTGGTACTTTCTCCTTTTTTTAGTAACCACAACTTCTGATAATGCGTTAAATTATCAACTAAGATATTGTCATATTTGCTGATATTAGCCTTAGCAATTGCGTAAAATTGCAGGATGCTATCATGTGGATTACTGCCGTCAATATTTGCAACATCTACATTCTCATATCCTGCAAGAACCTGACTAGTTCCATCTATATCAAGCACCAATGTTTTACCTGGCAGCAACCTAGCAACTGTTGTTTTACCATTACCTGGCTTTGAGTAAATAATGATTTTTGCTTTTTTGCTCTTAGTTATTTGAGCACCATTTTTTATATCCACCTTACACCTCCACACTGTAGCTAATTGATGCTGGTTTGACTGCCACTCCTGGAACAATCTGCCCATTGTCATCCACAACTACCTTTTCACCACTGATATCCACAATCTTGAATGTCTTTTTAACATCTGCCCATTTCACAGACTGTTTTACAAATTCATCAAGACCATTTTCAAGAACATAATCCAACAGTTTTTCTTCATCAGCTTTCTCAGCTGCTTCTTTACTGGCTCTTGTTTTTGATTTCCCATAAGGTGTGCTAATTGTTTTAGCTTTAGGATCTTCTGCAAGTTTCCCAGAATGATATTTTTGTATTAATGCTTCAAAGAAACTTGTGCTATTTGTGATAGAAGACAATTCTCCTTGCTCCCACTGAGAAATACGGTCCCTTTCAACATTAGCCAGCTGCTTGATTTCTTCTTCTTTAGTTTTTAATGCAGCTAATTTACGGAACACCCAATTAAGACTATCCAGATCAGTGATTTCAAACTTGTTTTCTGTGGACTCCAAAGTTTTGATATCTTCAACTTCCATTAGCTCGAACTTTTGCAATGCGTTCATTATTTTTCCTCCTGTTTATAAATTGTTTGATTGTTTCTTATAACTTCACTTATAAACCATTTGCCTACATACTGTTTCCATCCATCACCATGGACTTCTATACCGTCTTTATAAATATTGTCACTTTTGACTATCCCTTCATCGATGAGGAATTTACCATTATCAAAGTTATAGTAGCGAACAATATCATTTTCCTTTAAAGTGGAAACATCCAATATTTTCGGCTCCTTTAGGACTTGGTCCAGATATTCATATATTTCAACTAAATCATCATAAAAGTTACTGCCACTTAATGATCGTTGGTGTTGCTCCAAAAACTTAAAAAGTGGCTCAAGCTTATCATTCACAGGGCTAAAAACTGTTCTATCTTTGGCATCAAAATAAGGCATTTGTCCTCCCCCTGTTGATTTTTTATTTATTAATGATTAAACTATTTACTAAGATATAGATTGATGTTTTGACTCACGTTGGCGCGTGGGTCTTTTTTTATACTGCTTCATAACATTGCACTTGCTGTTTTTCGATTAAGTATTGCTTTACATTGGATTGAAGAACCGTATCTTTACCGAATACAAAGTAGGTATCCCCTTCGCAAATTTCATCTCCAAATACATCTTCAATTGGATAATCTTCAACTTTTCGCATATGTATCACCTCCTTAAATTAGAACTAAAACCTTTCATCAATTTCTGCATTGTGGGTAAAAAAGGTAAGCCATTAAGGCTTAATTATTTTTTTGCAATTGTAACTTATAGTATTTATGACTTTGCTTTGTGGCCCAGTTAGCAATATGTGGACGATTCTTCAATAGCATTTCCCCAGCGAATTGAAGCAACATTTCTGCTTTTTGAAAGTTTGACATTTAGCTCACATCCTTTCTATGTAACTCTCTTTCTATCATTGGAAGGATGCCAACTTGTTTAAGCAAATCGTAAATGAACAATCTGCCCTTTTGAGTCCACTTTGTATGCACTTTAGATTTTTCTTCATCAATGATATGGGTGGTTGTTTGCGTATATCCTTTATCCTGGTGTTTTGAATAAAGAAGCCATACTCCACCTTGTTTATACTGGACACCTAACTCATTTAATTTCTTATTCAGTGTTGGTGCACCCATTCCATAATCCTTAGCTATTTGCGTAACTGAAAGTAACGATTTGCTTTGAAGAACAAGATCATAATAAGATGCTTTGGGTTGAAACTCATTTACCTGCTGTTCGAGTACCAGATTCTTTGTTTCCAGTTGCTCATTCTTTTCGACTTGGTCCACTAGTTGCAATAATGCTTCCTTGTATGTAGTGGGGAGCCTGAATGGCTCTTTCAATTGTTTCTCCATTTCCTCGAACTTCGTTACATAGGCTGCGGTGAATAATACTCCTTTTTCTCCTGTGAGCTTGTTTGCTACCATGTCACAACCTTTTTTGGTTATTAGGAAACAAACTCTTTTCTTTCCTTGCGCATCGTTATAGTTAGTTTCAATAAAGAAATCCGTCAATCCAAAATTGGATTTACCTAATACTTCTTGGTAATTTCTGATATCTCTTAGGAGATGTGCGTGGTCTTTCCCAACCATTTCTGCAACTTCGCGACTTTCGACCAATAGTTGATTGTTAGCTTGGATTATTGTTAAGTTCATTACTCTACTTTCTCCTTTCATTTATGAAGTTCTTTTATCGCTATCCTTTTTTAATACTTTCTCTTTAGCAAGATTACGAATTACTCCAGGTAACAGATGTTTGTTTACTGCTGCAGCTAATTTATCCGCAGGAACTTTTATCAT